GCAGTCACGTTGTACTTCTTCAGCAAAGCCAAAGCAATGGCTTCTGCTGTGTCAGGTTTGGCTGTGGCCTTGGCAAGCTCCGCAGCATCTACCACCATGCCACGGGCAACAAGATCAATGTCGCCGTAGCTGGTCACAATTGCTTCGATTGCGTCAGAGACTTTCATCAGTTGTTCGACCAGCCGTACTGGTTGCCCCGTGGATGAATAGTGAATGTGCATTTGGCTTCAGCGCCGGGTGCAGAGTCAATTTGGAATTGACCAACACGACCGTTAAACGCATAAGCAACAGTGTTTGTGCTTTCAACTGCTGCAACCACGAAAGTGCGGTCAACAACACCAGAGTAAGCGTCAGCACGAATCTGGAGCAATGCTGCATCGGAAGGATTCCAAGCAGAAGTGATGGTCATGCTGGTGGGAGCCGCTTGCACAGGAATCTTGTCGCTTTGACGCGAACCAGCAACACCGAAACTTGCTACAGCATCATCCATACCAAAGGCAGGGATTGCTTCGACAGGCACAGCAACACCAGATGCGCCAGTGCCGTTGGCTGAAGTGCCCACGATAGTGGTTACTTGAGCAACCCACACAGACAGGTTAGCGGTTGTCAATGGAGTTGGAGTCGCAGCCGATTGCATCCACAACGATGCGGCAAAACCGGGAAGAACTTTTGCAGGGATAGCCATGATGACTCCTTAAGCGTTGTTGGACCAACCGTACTGGTTGCCACGAGGATGGATAGTGAATGTAGCCTTGGCTTCTGCACCGGGAGCGGCATCCACTTGGAACTGACCTACACGCCCGTTGAAGGCGTAATAGACGATGTTTGCACCCTCGGTAGCCGAGACAATGAAAGTGCGGTCAATGACCCCAGAATAGGCATCAGCACGCATCAGCAACAAGTTGGTGTCAGCAGGGTTCCATGCAGCAGTGATGGTCAAGGAAGTAGGTGCAGCCTGAACGGGAATCTTGTCAGATTGACGCGAACCCGCCACGCTGAAACTAGCCACAGCATCGTCCATGCCGAAAGCAGGGATTGCTTCAACAGGAACAATGTTGGCGCTAATAGCAATTGGAGCCACGCTTGCGACCAAGGACAACTGTGTAATTGTCAAAGGAGTTGGGGTGGCTCCCGGTTGTGCGTACAAAGCCGCGCTAAAACCGGGAAGAACTTTGTTTGGTAAAGCCATTTTGAGTATCCTTTAAGAGTTGAACAATTGTCTTGTTTTACGCCGGGATGTCAATGGTGCAATCTAAAAAGATTTGCGCCATTTTTTCCTCATCGTTATAACTGTTATACAGCCACATAACATCGGCTTTAGATATGTAAAAGCCTTCTGCTGGACTGCCCAAGATACCGCTATACCCGTGCAAGGCTTGCAGAATCTGATTTGAGATTGTAAATCCATCTTCAATCTGCTGAGTAAAGATAGAAATCTGGAATACAGGACGATCAATGCCTTTGTTGCTTTGCTGTGTTCCCGTATATACAGGTTGATGCACGTTACGCAGCATCCAAGTAATGAACTTGGGCTGAGTCGCAAAGTTACGGTTAAAAGCCGCATACACAGGCACAGGCGTGACAATGTTAGCCAGTTGGTACTGGATGGCCTTACCGTAAACAACAGGATTGAGTTGTGCTGCCATTAGACCGCCGTAACTGGATCAGAGCGATAGCACAAGAGAGTAACGGTCATTCGATCATCGGATTCCCGCACACTATCAATACGCCAATCTTTTCCACGATATGTGATTGAAAACAAGTGCTGACTATCAACAATTGTCTTTGTGTTTGGTGTGTAATTCAGCGTCAAATTAACCATGTCTTGGTACAGCCGATACTTATCAGCAATCTTTAGGCTGTTAGCAACTGTTGAAACTCTTGCCCGTGTTGCAAACCACAATGCCTGAACAGTCGCAGACTCACCAAACGCCGACTTGGTAAAAGTCAGATTGTTGATGTTGATGTTTTCAAAACGAGCGATTGACATTTACATCACCAGTGGTTTGTAAGACCGCAGCAAGGTGGTCACGCCAAACGGAATGTCTTTTAACCTTGTCTCTGTTGCATTTGCACGGTTGTTGTACAAGTGCGTGAGCAACAACAAACCTGCTTGCTTAATGACAGGGTAAGCAGCCAAGGGATTTGCAACAGTTGTGTATTGGACAACGATAGGCGCAGTCATCACCGAATTAACGTCAGTCGGCAAGTTGTTGACAATCACTTTGTTGCCAGAGGCATCGTAGTAATAGCTTGTGCTTGTAAGTGTTGTAAACACTGGAGGAAAAGCATCATTCCAATAACCAACCGAATTGATGGTCACACCAGCTTGATTTGTATTAAAGTTTTGACTTACTTCAGGCAAGTCAAGACTAATAGGTGATGCTACAAGGCTCTCAGAACCGTACCAGACGCGATAAGTTACTGGAAGGATAGACATCCCCAAGTAATCTTCAATCGCTTGTCTGGTAGCCAATTCAAGGCTTTCCAAATATGTGTCTTGGCTTTCGTCTTGAAACAAATTCAATTGTTGCGTGATTTCATCAAGGGTCAACCACGCAGTGACACTATCACGCCCAATCTGTTCAACCTTTGAATAGTTAAACGGATTGCGCGTCTGAGCGCCAAAAGGCGCAGCGTATTGATAGTTGTCGAAACTCATGGCTTAGACACCTACCAAACGGATTCCAGCAAACGGGTCACGCACGGTACTTACTAGACGCTTTTCCGCATATAGGGTAATGAAGCCGGGGCTTGTCTGTTCCATTGCCTGAATGGTCATTTCTTCAACGTCAGCAATACTGACAAAACGAGGCCAGTTAGCCAAGTAAATGTTGAAATTTCCAGCGCCAGTTGTTTGAATGTTTGGGTTGGCAATCACAGGGAAGCCAAACATATTGACAACAGCACCGCCATCATCATCGCCAGTTTCAGCAAATTGTCTAATTGCCGCGCCACCCGTCCCGAGGTTACGCAGTTCGTGAATTGTTTGTGGGTGCATCATCCATGCAGTACCGGGAAGATTCCAATACTGTGCAGGGAACAAACGGGTTATGTCTGTAATGTCGGAATACGACACAGCAGCAGCCGCTTGAGTGTATGTAGCAATGGAGTGAATGCCGTTGGTGATTGCTGTGCCACTTGTACCAAATGCAGACGATACTGCGCTTGTGTACATATTCAGTCCGCGCAAACCATTTGTAGCGCCGTTGATAGTGGTTGTCGAACCAGCTTGGTCATTGTTTAGCACCATTGAAGCGCCTTCGATTTGTGCAAATTCCAGCATCAAATCTTCGACCAGCGTTTCATTTAGGTAGTTCACATCCGACATAACCGCTGAACGCACAGGCAATTGAGCAGAAATAACACGGGTTGGCAGTTGCCAGATAGATGTGTTGATGTTTGGTGAACCGCTGTTAGGCGTGAACGTGTATCCAAACGGGTTTGTGGAGTTTGTCGCATTACCTGTCTTAGCGACAAACTGAACGCTTGAGCCAGATGCAGGGATAACACGCGACATCTCACGAATTGGGTTTGCAAAACGCAGTGCAGCAAATGCGTTGTCAAAGAAGGTACGACCACCAACCCCGTCACCAGAGCCTGTGATAGCAGATGCCTCGCGCAAGTCAATTGTGACTTTCTCGCCAGTTTCCAATGTTTGCTTAATTCCAGACAGGATGCGTTCGGTAATGGTCATAACAGTTCCTAAATTATTTGCACAAAAAGGAGGGGGTTATTAGCCCCCTCCGTTTTATCAGGTAGCTGTACCTGTCGAGCGATAGCGAATCAATGCGTTTGGATCACGCACAGAAGTTGCCAGACGCTTCTCACCAAAGAAGGTGATGTAACCGGGCAATGTCTGGTCGTAGCGGCGCATAACCATGTTCAAACGATCAATGATTGTGTGACTACGGCTCCAATCACCAAAGTACATTGGGTACAGGCTAGTTGTGCCAGCAGAACCCGCTGTAGTTTGGCTAGGAGTGTCCAGATACTTGTTCATCACAACGTCAAAGCCAAGCATTTGACCAATAATGCCATCAGGGTTCAACGACTCCATAGAGTTGAAGATCGGACGACCATTGGTGTCTTGCAGACCACGAATTGCTTGAGCCAAGATTGGGCTGACCATGAACTTGGTGTTAGGAGTCCAATACTGCTGTGGCAAGGCGTAGACAGTGTTAATAACATCTTTGTAAACAATGTTGTTCAAACCAACAGTGTTGACGTTAGAGGTCAACTGGTCATAAGTAGCCAGCGAGTGCAGACCGCTTGAAGAACCAGTGCCAGAAGTGCCAAAAGCAGCAACAGACGATGTACCACCAGCGTAGGTAGCGTTAGCACCAGCATACTGATCCAGACCACGCAGACCGTTAGTACCGCCGTAGGGGTTAGTACCCGACTGAGCAGCTTGGTCGTTGTTCTGGATCATCGACAAGGCTTCGGCTTGAGCAAACTCAGCCAGCATATCGTCAACCACGTTGGCTTCCAGACCGTCAACGTCATCCAAAGCAGCAGTACGGATTGGGAACTGCACGTTCAAGTCTTGCAGAACCAATTGCCAGATGCTTGTGTCTTCAGTTGTGGTCGAGCCGTTGTTCTGGATCGTATAGCCCCATGCCACACCAGCGTTGCCAGTTTTGACACGGAATTGATAGCTAGAACCATCGGTAGCCACAGTGCGCGACAGACCACGCATGGGGTTAGCCAAACGCAGAGCAGCAAACACTGGATCGTAGCCAGTACGACCACCCTTGCCATCACCGCCAGCGGTCAAGGCAGAGGCTTCTTTCAGGTACGCATCCATTTGGGCTTCGTCTGCAAAGATTTGCAGTTCTTTTTCCAAACGGTTGTTGCCTTTGTAGAAAGTAGACAGTTGCTCACGCACATGACGGTTCACATCTTGGCGAACAGTTTTCGCGGGTGTGCGAATGAACTCAGGCATATTGATAGAAGCAACTTTGGCTTCCAGAGCAGCAACCATCTCGCTGAATTCAGCTTTAACAGCCTCAACAGCAGCAGGGATTTTGGCTTCAACAGCAGTGATGCTTTCGGCTTGTTTAGCTTCGATAGCATCCAGTTTTTCGAGGATAACTTGGGACATGATTTAACCTTTAAGTCGTTTGTCAAGGAGTTTCAGAAGTTCACGTTGCTCAAGAGCAGCAAGAATTTCAGCGGTTGCCTCCGCATCAGAATCACTCTGAATTGGCGCATTTTCAATAGGCTTTTCAACAGCATCACGCTGTTCAATTACCGTCTTGAATACAGATGCGGCGGCAACCGACATCTGCTTGGACAGACCTGCATCCCGCAAGGCTTCTTCCAATACTTTCAAATCAGCAGAGCCATCAGGTCGGAAATATTCCAACTTTTTGATTTCTGCTTTCATGTTATTTGGGTGCATGACCACGCTAGTCTCGCGCAGACCACCTTTGGTAATTTGGAAATAACCAGACTCATATGGGTCATCAGAACCAATGGTCATTGCCTCGCCATTAGCATCAACCATTTGATATTCTTCAGCATAAGCGCCAACAGAAACCCCGCCAAACATATTGGGAGATTCCTTCATCACTTGGTAAAGATCAGAGCCAGTTGTGGTGTTGAGATATAGGCGACCAGAAGCATTCATGCCATCGTCATCCATTTCAATGCTTGTCCACTCTCCTACGGGGATAGCGTCAGCATTGTGGTTGACATACATAGGCAGTGGCCTACCAGATGCGGCAAACTCTTTGGCCCATTGCATAAAGCCTTCTGGCTTATAAAAGAACTTGCGACCATCAGCGCCTTCCCGTGCGCCCCAAGTCGTAATGCGAGCCTCAATCTGTCCAGACGGTTCGCCGTTCGAGGCTTTCTCGTTGAGATTTAGCTTGGCTTCGCAGATTAGATTCAATGTCTTCATTGATTGCCCCTAAAGCAATGGATTGGTTATTGTCCTGTATTTTAGGGCGTTGCCCTAGAAGTACAGGCAACTGTTTAGGTCTTTTGACCTGTTTGGCTAATGCTACCAGATATTGTGTATCAGTGTACATGATATATCAAGTAGCGCCTATATTCATCTTTTTGGTCTGATTGCCACCACCGCCACCAGTATCTTTAGGGCTGCTACCAGCAATTGGCTCGGCAGGTTCAGGCTCTTTAACCAACTCATCACCACCGTCCATAGATGGCAAATTCATGTAGTTACGGGCTTCGTTGGGTGTCATTATTCCACCTTTTACGCCAGCAGTAGCAAAGTTCATTTGATCCAAAGGAGCGCCCTTCAGGAAATCCTTAGTGTCAAACTCGACACACAGTGATGGATAACCCTCAAGCAAATGTTGCGTCAATTTCTGCTGGATATTGACAATTGTCGGGTACATGGTTGTTTTGTAGAACTCATCCAAAGCCGTTTGGCTGTTGTTGAACTTGCCATCATGGATGCCGATCATAGAAGGCGGCACACCAAACAACCCACAGATGCGGCGCATCGTCTGTAGCTTCAAAGCAGCAGCGTCAGTGTCTTGCAAAGTCAGCATCTCTAGTTTCTGATACTTCATGCCCTGATCCAGCAACATACCCTGACCCGGCTTGCTTGGGTCACTGGTCTTGCTGCCTGTCATGTTGTTCCACGCCTCTTTCAGACGGGCTGCGATCTCTTTGTATTTGCCATCAGGAATAACCTGATCGGTGACAAACATACCAGAGGGCTTTGCACCGTTCTGCATGACAAAGTTGGCGTACAAGTCAATGTCTTGGTCAAGGCCAACCAATTCAGTCGCCAAAATTGCTTTGTTAAAACCAGCAGAGCCTTGCCAAGCCATTTCCTTACCGTGCATGACTTGAAAATACTTGAACTCATGGTCCTTGTTGAAACCATAACTAGGCGTAGACAGTCGGAAAGTCGGATAACGTGTAGGCGTGATATTCACGGCAATCAGCGTTGAATCCAGCACATACATTTCCAGCGGAGTCTCTGTAGAACTGTTCTGGTCCTTCCTCCACCACAGGGTAAAGGCTTCACCAGACAATTCGTACCACATAAGCCACTGATACCAGAACTCATACTTGCTTTGGAAGTTGTTAGGATTACCCAATAGCTTGGCAACTTGCTTGGCTTTGGCCTTATCTCGCGCACCAACACCTTCACCCCTAATTGCATCAACGGTTTTTCCGTCTGCTGTTTCGCAGCAAATCTTGATTGGCAACTGCGCCAAAGCCCTAGCCTTTACCCCCACACAAGACATGATTGTGCTGTTTCTGGTCAGCACAGACATATCTACCGGGCGACCAGCAGTTGTTGTGCTGGCAGTCGTTACATAGAGGATTTGAGTGTTAACACCAGCACGTTTATCGCTGCCCTGATAAACAATGTTGTTGCCCAAACTGGTTTGACCAAATAGCGTGTTTGACGAATTGTCGTCAACTTTTTTCTTGAATATGTCAAAGATTTTCATGCTATTTCCTTTGGAGCAAACGACCAACCATCTCTTGGTGGATAAGTATACTTTACTCCCTTAACAATGCAAATGTTGCCTCGGCAACGAACTCTGATGGCTTTTTCAGTGCAATTGTTGGCTTTTGCAGCAAAGTTGATTGATTCATAAACACCATTTGGGGTAACGTAAAACCCCGCAAAATTGTTATTTTTTACGCCAATTCTTTTACATTCTTCTCTCTTGCCGGGATTTATCCATCCTTTATCTGCTAATTTCTCCATACTTTTCTTACGTTTTTCTATTGTTTCTTTGCTTTGCTTTTTGCCTATGTTAACTTGACGTAACTTTTCTTTGTGTGTCTGTGTTTTTGCCACCCCAAGATTGACATGACTTCCAGAAACGCCACCACCGCCATCTGTAACGTTAGCCAATGTGCCTTTTTCTCTGTAATGCGTGATTAGCTGCTTCTCAAGTTCAAACGCCTGATCTTCAGTTAGCTTGTCAGTGTGTATTTGCACGACAAAGCCGTGATAAGCAACAATGTGCT